GGAGAGAGTATCTTTACGATCTTAAAAAACATCATGGAGAAGTCGAAGATTGTATCATATTTGGTGTCACTTGCATCACGGGTCGTGCATTATTGTTTCATGCGATTATGGAAAATGGTGCAATCTTTTATAGACTCCCTATCACAGCATTTATCCAACGTGGATTTGAAGTTAAGGATGTACCTAAACGTAGACTTGATGAGCTTCAGCTCTGGAATTCTTTTAGTTACTATCCTGCTATTACTAGTTGGGATATCTTAGAATCACAGGCAGGAAAATACATTGGTAAAGACAAAAAATGGCACTACGGTAAATATTTATTTACTGTTGACTTTGCTCACCCAGAGCCTAATATACTAGA